TCATTCTACTACCCCCCTAATCCAACAAAACCATATAGGCATGTGGCTCGTGCTTCATGAACCAACGACAGCCCTTACGAACTTCTTCATATAGCTTTTCCTGCAGCTTCGGGTCACTGGTCTTCTCAGCTATTAATTGAGAACCCATGATAACGTCATAGACCGCAACAGCATCGGCAGGCAAACCCACCTTCTCGCCACTGAATATGTTTTGACAAACCTCTGGCTCATCGCCCACGATACATTCAAACGGTAACTCTCTACCCAAAAATCCTTTAGCCTCTGACATAACGCTGCCCCTTTACATAAACTACATCATCATACCAACCCGACACCGCAGGTTGATTCGTTAAACCTGTACCCTCACACTTGGGGCAGGCATCAACTTCCCTGTCACTGACAGGCACATAACCATGACCCACGCAATCATCACACACATACTGAATGCGAATTGCCGTTGATCTAGTCTTTGATTCACGATCCATGATCCATGCTCCTTGTTAAGTTGTCTAGGAATAATCCTATAGAATCCCAGCTATGTAAAGCAAAAAAACACGCTACATAGTGTTTCTGTGATATTTTTTTAATTTGTTTTTTATTTTTGTAAAATAGGCGTAACGAGCGTAACGGCGTAACGAGTAGTGTTAAACTGTTGTAATCATTAAGGCTGCTCGTTACACTGTGGTTACACTCGTTACACTTGGTACTGTCGGAGTCTGACTTTTTCCCGATATTTCTTTGTTTATACTTTAATAAAATATGACAGGAACTATAATAGCAATTATGGAACAGGACGAAAAAAGAACGGTAGGCCGACCAAACGGTCAGATTTTGACAAACCGCCAGCGCGAGTTTGCTAAGTATATTGTTGAAGGGATTTACTCCAACGCGGAGTGCGCCCGCAAGGCCGGCTATGCTGAAGGTCAGGCCGCTAAGACTGCGAGCCTGTTTCTGAACGGCAGGGATTTTCCGCATGTTGTCGAACTGGTCAAACAACTGCGAGAGGAAAAAGAACGCAAATACGGCGTGACGCTCATTGGTCAACTCAAACGACTGTCTGATCTTTCTAGAAATGCTGAAGAATCTGGTCAATTCTCTGCCGCAATCAACGCTGAAAAGATAAGGTCTGCGCTTGGCGGCCTTACAATTGACAGGCGAGAGCAAAACCACATTCACCAGATAGACAAACTCAGCAGAGAAGAGATCATAGCGCGGCTTTCCGAAATCCGAAAGAATCACCCCGCAGCATTCATAGAAGGCGAGGCCATCGAACATGCCCAAACCGGAACAAAACCTTTGGAACTCATTCAAGCAAGCCCTGCCGAAAAAATCGCATTGGAACAGGATTGAAAACCGAACCGGAACTGGTGCGCCTGATGTGTACCTCGTCATGGATGGTGTAGCTTGTTGGGTGGAATTAAAAGTTATTAACAAGAACCGCGTCCGAATCTCACAATCACAGATCGCATGGCATCTTTCGCATGATAGGTGCGGCGGGTTGTCGTTCTTCCTAATGCGTGAGACAGGCAGCAAATCTGCGCTTCTCTTTCCATCGTCAGACGCGCTTGCGCTCTGCGAGCCTCGCGCAAAATGGCCTGATCCGATTTGTGAATGCGTCATGTCTGAAATCCCTGCGAGCCTGCGAGCCTATGCCTTAGCCGTAAATGAAAAAAGCCAAGCGGCATAAACCGCTTGGCCTTCGGGGCTGTTAGTGTTGAACGATTGCGATTGATTTTGCTTTGACTGATGCGCCGGCGCATAACTTGCAAGTGTCGCACGTTGCCCGCCGGCCTGCTTCCTTGCTGGCGGGGCATAAAGCCTCAGAGCCTTTTATAAGTTCTTCCGTTTTCTGTATAACGCGAAATGTCCGCTTGCCTGATTGCCAAGCTTGGCGGGCTTCTGCTTCTGTGTCCGCGCTGATCATATAAATCATTGGATCAACTTCGACCAAGCCTGATTGATGGCTGTATCCTGTATGACCCTCAGCTTGTGATAAAAGACTGTCCCAAATATAACTTGGAACGGCTGCGCCGTCTCCGTATGTACCGACCCGAACCATTCGACCCGCACCCAATGCGGCTATAGCATCATGACCTTGCGCCGTTGGATAGCCACCTTTCATATAATGTTTCCAAGTGATCAAAACACCTTGGAACAAAGCAACGTAACATGTCCGCCCCTTTGCCATTTTATACTTTCCAAAATCCGGATGCGCCGGCGTTAATGCTTCGCCTCTGTGTTTACAATCCCCGCATATTGAAAAATCGTTGCCAAGCTTGTTATTTTCCATAGGATCAAGGCCGTTATCGTTCAATATATATGTTTGCACCATGTCGCCGGTCTTGCGATTGCTGCTTTTCACAATAGCAATAACGACAATGGGCGAGCCGTCTATTTCGGATGCGCCTTTGTATATGATCGAATTTTGTGGTTTCATGGTAATGCCCTCTAAACATTGAGAAATAAACTGATAAATAACAATCCCATAAAATCCCAGCTAATGCAATAAAAAAGAAAGCCTTGGAAATGGGAAAAACTATTATTTGTCCCAGATTAAAGCTTTTCGGCTGTTTCAGGTTTCCTTGGTTCTTGCATCGTGCACCTTGGCAGATGGTTCTATATTCATTTGCGCGTCTGGCCTGCGCCCTTTTTCTGTCAAAAGACCGTGGTTCATGGTTCAAATGCCTTGGATCTTTGCGCTTTGCGCGCCCAGCCTGCGCCCCTTGTCTGTCAGGGGCGACCATAAAAGAAAAGCCCGGACTCGAAAGCCCGGGTTTGGTTCTGTTATAGTGATTCAGATTCATGGCGCGGATCGCACGGGGAAAGATGCGCCCATTCGCCGCGTTCGCCGCGCTCCGACCACATGTCGAGAAAAGCCTGATGGTGATCAGCGAGCGAAATAGACTCATCGCGCGGCAAGGCATCGTGCCATGAATCAGTGTCGAGAACATCCCAACGCGAGCCCTCGTGAAGCCCGAGCTCGAATGCGCGGGCTTCCGCCTCTGTAGCAAACTGCCGCGTGAAAAACTCGCGCTCGCCACGATAAGACCGCTCATCGATAAACAAAACATATGAAAGTTGAAACATGATAAAAATCTCCAAGTTAAAGTTAATGGTTCATGTATCATAGCACACGGAACATGGTTCATGGTGTCATCTATTTGACACGTCAAAATTCTGACACGTCAAATTTCTGACTTGAAAAAAGCGAGGCCACAAACGGAGTTTGTGGCACACGTTCCGTGTCCCTTGCGCTCTGCGCCTCCCGCTTCGAAGTTTGGCGGGATAAAAAAGAGGCGACCGCAGCCGCCCCTTTTGTTAACCGTGTAGGAATTCACTTATTTCACCATCCCATGCGTCATCGTTAGCACAGTGGATTGCATCGATTGGTGACATACCAGCATCATAATAGTCGCGCCATGTTGCATCAGCTAGATCGTTGATGCCAAAGCCGATTATGCTTTGTAGTTTTCTATCACACGCTTTTTCAAACGCCTCGTATGTTTTGGTGTCACAAGATACATATGTCATAATCATCTCCAATAAAAAAGAACAAGCGTCACTCGTCCCATGTTTGTTCGTCACTCATGTCAGGCCAGCCATGAAAGCTGTAGTGATCGAAGATTGGTGAGCTGCTTGGCTCTCCTGCGAGCCTGTCTGGGATGCCTGTGCCATAGTCTTTATAGCCCATGGCTGTCTTGGGTGGCTTCTCCACAAACTTTGTTCCGTCTTTTGCTATGCTTGCTGCCATGCCTGCCTCCAATAAAAGAGACCGCGCCACACTTGGGAGACACCCATCGCAGTGACGCGGCCAGTTGCCATTATGCGATGGATTATTTGTATGCTGTTAGTGATGCGATGCGATATTTGTATTTACCTGTAACACCGAAACGCTCACGCTCGACATTGTGAAGCCGGCGCAGATTTGGCAGCACCTTGGTCTTTACTGTGTCGGTTGTGATGCTCAGATGATTGGCAATCTGGACACGAGACTTGAAACCTTGGCGTAAGAATTGCTCCGCCTTGACTAGCTTATATAACGACACGCCAAGCCGCTTGCTGACTGTCGTTTGCGGCTCAGGATCTTCGACCGCTTGCGCCTCTTCGAACACTTCGCCTCTGACATAAGCCAGCACAACTCTTGCCACGATGCTGTTAGCATCTCTTGTCTTAACACTGTCAGACTTGCTTGCCAGTTCATTGATCCGCACAGCAGCCGATAGGATATCGAGCTTGCTCTCGATGTTATAGTAGTTGTTGTCCATAGTAACCTCCGTTTGTTAATGGCGTTAACAACATGGGATAAATCCCATAATCAACAATAGCCCCTACTAGGACAGACCACAACAATTATTTTGTCATCTATTTGACACGTCAAGATTCTGACACGTCAAGATTCTGACACGTCAAATTTCTGACTTGAAAAAAGCGAGGCCACAAACGGAGTTTGTGGCACACGTTCCGTGTCTCTTCTCGGGGGTTACTCCCACTGATTGGCAACCAGCTTGGCATCGCGTTAGGGGGGACCCCCTTATTTTTGGGGTGTGGTGTTACTGATTGGCTGTATAATACACTGATTGATAAATTCATTCGAATGTATTATCGTTTGGACCATGAACCTAGATGCTCTGCCAAAAGAAGTGTTACAGGAAGTTTTGCTGCTGGAAGAACAGCGCAAGCGCCTAGAGACACGCGATAAAGCCCAAGAACAGTTTATGCCGTATGTCCATCATGTATATGATGGCTTCATTGAAGGCCGGCATCATATTATCATTGCAGAAAAGCTAGAGAAAATTGCGCGTGGTGAATTAAAACGCTTGATTGTAAACATGCCACCCCGGCATTCTAAATCAGAATTTGCTTCGTATCTTATGCCTAGCTGGTTTTTGGGCCGGAATCCAAAGTTAAAAATTATTCAAGCTACCATGAATACGGAACTTGCTGTAAGGTTTGGTCGTAAGGTTCGTGACTTGATAGCGGACCCTATATATAGAGATATTTTTCCTAAGACAGATCTAAAAGCGGATAGCCAAGCAGCGGGTCGTTGGGAGACTAGCGCTGGCGGGGAATATTTTGCGGCTGGGGTGGGCGCTGCAATGACTGGTCGTGGCGCGGATTTGTTAATTATTGACGATCCGCACTCGGAGCAGGACGCACTTTCCCCAAGTGCTTATGACAATGCGTGGGAGTGGTACACATCTGGTCCGAGACAGCGTCTTCAACCGGGCGGTGCCATCATTATTGTCCAGACGCGGTGGTCTAAGAAAGACATTACGGGCAGGTTACTGCAGGCGCAGGGCATGGACACAATGGCGGATCAGTGGGAGGTAGTAGAATTCCCTGCAATCATGCCGTCGGGGGAACCACTGTGGCCTGAATTCTGGAACAAGGACGAGCTACTTAAGGTAAAGGCGTCACTGTCTCCCGGAAAGTGGAATGCCCAGTGGCAACAAAATCCTACATCGGATGCTACGGCGTTAGTGAAACGTGAGTGGTGGAACGTGTGGGAGCGAGAAGACACCCCTAAGCTAGAGTATGTGATTCAGTCTTACGATACGGCGTACAGCAAAAAAGAGACGGCTGACTATTCTGCTATTACTACATGGGGTGTGTTTCAGCCTCGTGAGGACGGGGATCAGCATCTGATCTTGCTTGATGCGAAGAAGGGTCGCTGGAATTTTCCTGAGTTAAAAGCGATTGCTTTAGAGGAAAATGAGTATTGGGAACCGGACATGATGTTAATTGAGGCGAAGGCTTCTGGTATGCCGCTGGCGGACGAGTTACGTCTGCAGAATTTGCCGGTTACTACCTTTGCTCCGGGCCGGCGCAAAGGCGGGGGTGGGTTGGACAAAACAACCCGTATGCATATGGTTGCCCCTATATTCGAATCTGGAAAAGTATGGTATCCTGAACGTAAATTCGCTGAAGAAGTAATAGAAGAAGTTGCCTCGTTTCCAAATGGAGATCATGACGATTACTGCGACAGTATGACGATGGCTGTTATGCGGTTTCGGCAGGGCGGCTTCATTAGTTTGGACGGCGAAGAGCTTGAAGACTGGGGCCCACCTCGTAAGAGAGAATACTATTAATGGCAAAGCGCTATATAGATAAAAGTATAGATGAGCAACAGGCGGAAAGAGCCGCTGGTTTTTCCAAGCGCATGCAAAATCTCACTGAGGCTGGATCAGGTATGGTGGACCGGCTATCCCAGATGGCTACTGGTCTTGTTAAGGAAGAGGTTTTTGGCATTCCCGGGTTACTGGGGGATTTAGCGGTGCCTGCTTCAGTCATTTCAAGCCCCGTTCTTTATGCCACAAATCCTAAAGTCAGGGAAAATGTAAGTCAGTTTGCAAAAGATTTTGGTGCATCGGGCCTTGCAGCAAAAGCTGGTGTAGAGCTTTCTGACGAGTTCTTTGATGAACAGGGGGAACTTCGTCCAGAGATGGCGGGCAGGTTTCTGGCTCCCGGCGCGTTATATGCTAAGGTTGCAACCTTAGCGCCAAAAGTGGGCCGTGGACTTCAGGACCTTGTATCGGGGCTCAGGGATAATGATTTTTTCCCTCCGAACGGACCGCAGTTGAACCCTGTGACGGTGGCTCCTGATCCACGGACCACGTTTCCTATGGATAAGGCTCCTGTCCCAGAAACTTCTGTAATGTTAAATGAGGCTCGTGGTACAGGGTCCACGGACGCTAGACTTGTTGACTTGATTTCTAAGGGCGATATCAACACTCCGGAAGATATAAAGAGTTTTTTCCCTGACTTCCGGATTTTAAATCCTGAAGATTTTCCAAGTCAGGACAAGTTTGAGTATGCAGAAAAGTCCGCTCAGTACAAACTGATAAACCAGTACAGGGCCAGCCCTAAAGAAAAAAAGATTAAAAAGACATTAGCCCCTAATCCGGAAACCTACATGATTAGTGAAGAGGGTGCATCGATGATTGGCGATGCACATTCACCACTTCTTGATGTTTTGAAAAAAATGGATATTCCTCCCGGGGGTATAGCCGGGTCGTCTGTGATAGAGCAGGTAGGTAAGCAGTTAAGTAATCGCAGAAACATTGAACTTGATCAGTATGGTTTAGTGGATTATTTTTCAAAGAATGCGGATAAAAAGTTTTCGCGGGAAGAACTAATCGAAACTTTTGACACTGTGGCGCCTAGTATTGATGTTAAGACTGTCATGGAAACAGACCTGCAGACTGCTGGTGTGCCAAGTCTTGCTTATCAAACGCCCGACGGCGTTACTGACGCTGCAGCCCTTGACGGGCACGGCGTTATTGTGTTTGGCAACCGAAAAGGTGCTCAGGTTGGTGGTGTAAAGCTAAAAGGTGTGCCGGGTCACGACTATTTCAAAGATGACATTAGTGGTTTCTTTGGTCAGGTGCGTTTTAGCATCGTACCGGATCCGTACAACCCGGATTCCGGTCGGAGATACATGAGCCTAAACGAGTTTCAGGCTGATCTTATTAGAGGTTTAACCGATCTGGCGGAGGGGCGTGACACATCATATGCCCGGAGAATGATTCAGGATCAGCGTGTACCGTTGACCCCGGGCGAAAAACTGGCTCTCAAGGAGATAGATACAAGTCTAGAAAAATCTAACTATTCTCAAATGGAAAAAACAGCAACGCAACTAGACGAGGAAGCACGGCAAATTCAAGGAAAAGGGGAATATCGTTTAGGTCTTCGTGCAGACGGCGCACCATCTCGTCAAAGAGCGCAGTCACGCAATAAATTTGATATCGCTCTTCGTGCGCTTAACGAAGGGCTTGCTGATCGCAAAACTCCGGAGCAGGTAGAAGAGTTTTTATTAAGACTTTTAGGGGATGACAACACCACAGATAACACAATACTTAGAGATGGCCTCACCGAGATGTGGCGACGATCAAACGCAACTGCAGTATCGCGCTTACAGGCGATGTCTGACGCGGGCATAGGCTCGGCCATGCCCGGCATGTTGCGTAAAATGATTAAGGAAAAAGACACCTTGGCTGAATTCCAGAAGGAAGCGCTTTTTGACGAACTTCAGCAAATTGAAAACGTTTTTGATATGAATAGAGTGTTAGAAGATGCTACCCGTTATTCGGAAGACCTTACCAAAGCATTTTTAAAGGGTGTTGAGGGGGACAACTCAAGTATAGTTATTGGTCTAAGTGGTAAAAAGGTTCAAAATGCTCGTTCGCAACTGTCCCGCGACGAAGTCTTGGCTGCGCTACCGGACGGCTGGTATGAGAAAACAGTAAACGATCTTGTTGAAAAGTACAAAGCCACAGACAAGCAAATAGGTTCAGGTAAATTTCCATATAAAAACATGCGTGGATATTCGCGCGTTAACAACATAGGCACTAATAATACTCGCAGGACTGCCGAGGCTGTGGTAAATGATGTTCTTGACTACATGGGTAACGCACCGGGGACTACGCTCACTGGCGCTAGAACGCTAGGCACCAACTTTAAAAACTGGATGGACAAAAAGAACTACTTTAACGCTGCAGAAAAGCGTCTTAGTGAAATTGACGGACTACGTCCGTCTGATATCGACATACAGGAGGCAAAGCAGGATTTTTATACTGACGTTCTTCAGAAAAGCGGCATAGAAAATGTTGCTGACGTTCTTCAGCTTCGAGACAAAACCATCCGCTCTGGTGGTACATCAGGGTATATACAAGACGTTCCGTTTAAAACACAAAGCGCATTTAATCAATTTGCTCTTCGTGCAGCAGTGCGGGAAGCTGAAAAACTTGGTTTAGACGGAGTTGTGGTGCCTGATTGGGCGGACATGTCTGTTATGCCGGGAAGATTAGATAGCACTGAGTTTACAATGGGTACAAACACTGACGTAACCATTCCCATTTACACAGATGTAGCGACCAAAATAGATGAGGCAGTAAAAAAACGAACGGATTTTCACACACAAGAGGGGTCATATTATATACCTGACGAAAACTATCTTCCTGTAAAAGACATAAAAGAAATAATAGATAGCATTGAAGACCCAAAACAAAAAGAAGCAATAGTTGGATTAATGCCTTCAAACACATCCTCAGATCAGTTTGCAAAAACCACATTAAAATCATACGCCCGTGGTGAGGAATTAGGTGAGTATTACCCCGACATTGCGGAGGATTTAGTTGACGTAGGTGTAATGAAAAACACAATTCAAGGTCTTCTTGACACGGGTAGAGAGCAAACCAAAAAATACAGAGCTTTCAAAACAAACTACGGTGATGTTCTGGACGCAGGATTACAACGATTAGTTTCGGAAGGTGTTACTGTAGAAAACAAACCGTTTGGTTTATATAACCCAAGAGAAAATAAAATAGAGCCGTTTGGTGACATTAAACGCCCTGCCCGCGTAATTGAGCTAACAGGAAAAACAAAAGACATTGCCAAAAAAGTGCCTAGCGCTTACAATAAGGGCGGTCACGTTGATATCCGTGGCGGCATTGGTGCTATGGCTAGGAGCGTAATGTAATGTCTGACAAAGACAAAGTTCGCATTGACGGACGTACAATGAAACAAATAAGGCAAATAGCGCAAGAAGATGTGACCAAGCTTACGGATAAGCAGTGGGAAGCATGGAGCAAATCTGCTAACAGCAAAGCAGCGGGCGGGATGATCAAGGGCTTCAGCCCCATTGCCCGTCCACAGAGATTCAAGGGAGTATTCTAATGAGCGATGACGGTAAAAAATTTAAGCATCCCGCAGGTGTTCGGATAAGAAAAGGTATGGATGCGAAACGATACAGACGGTCAGACGAGGGTAAAAAAGAAGTAGCGGCTCGTAAAGAACACAACAAAAAATTTGGTCCTACAGATAAAAAAACTAAAAGAGCGTTAAAGAAGGATAGTCTAACCTCGGATGCGTCTAAGGGCAAGACAATGCGTGACCGAGATGTTTACTATTATTCTGAAGAGGATACTAGAAAATACGGCGGCGCTGTTATGAAAGCTCGTGGCGGAACATTTAAAGGAACATTTTAATGGCACCTAGAAAACCAAAAGCTCCCGAAAAGAAAAAAGATAAGAACATCAAAAAAACCTCTGCTGCAATGGATGCGTTTATGGCTGTGGGGCCACATGCACAAGATATAGCTAATTACCTTGCTCACGGCACGGCTGCTTTAGGCGTGGGCGCTTTAGGTTACATGGGCAACAAAGCACGAAATCTTAGAAAAAAGCACGACAAAGAACTCGGCAGAGCTAAAGGCGGCGCTGTTATGAAAGCTCGTGGCGGAACATTCAAAGGAACATTTTAATGGCACTACCCCCACAAATGGTTGACATGGCAATGGGCCCGGGCGGCCCATCTGACTTAATGCCTGAAGAAATGCAGGTTGAACTTCCGGGTTTTGAGGACGAGCTACCACCGGGCATTGAGATTGCAGGTGAAGAAGAGATGGTCGAGGTCCAAACTGAGGAGTACGACCATAATGCCAACCTTGCTGAGGTTTTGGATGACACTGACCTGCGGGAGATTTCGTCTGATTTACGGGCTAAGATTAAAGAAGATCAAGAGTCACGCGATGAGTGGGAAGAAGCTATTTCAAAAGGTCTTGGCCTTCTTGGTATTAACTACGAAGAGCGCAACGAGCCTTTCTTAGGCGCGTCTGGTGTGCATCATCCATTGTTGTCTGAAGCAGTAACACAGTTTCAGGCGCAGTCGTATAAAGAGATGCTGCCTTCTGGTGGTCCAGTTAAGACACAAATTCTTGGCACACCAACCAGAGAGACGGAAGATCAGGCGCAGCGTATTGAAGATTTTATGAACTATCAGATTACTGAGGTAATGGAAGAGTTCGATCCAGACACTGATCAGATGCTTTACTATCTGCCGCTGACTGGTTCTACGTTTAAGAAAGTATACTTTGACCCCACAAAACAACGCGCTGTGTCAAAATTTGTGCCTGCAGAAGATTTGATTGTACCCTACACTGCGTCCGATTTACGAACCGCAGAACGGGTAACTCATGTTTTCCGCATGACTGAAAACGAAATTAGAAAACTGCAGTTTGCAGGGATTTACAAAGACGTAAATATTTCACCAGTTGAAGAGAGCGAAGATGAAGGAAAAATTCATAACCGTGCTAACGAGCTTACGGGAATACGTCCTAATTATGGGGACGATGTCTATACATTATATGAAGTCCATGTCGATCTCGACCTTGAAGGGTTTGAAGATACTGACATGCAGGGCGATCCCACGGGCATTCGGCTACCTTATATTGTTACCATTGATGAAGGTTCTGGAGAAATTCTTAGCCTTGTTAGAAGCTATCGTGAAGCGGATCCCTTAAGGCGTCGCAGACAATATTTCACACACTATAAGTTTTTGCCGGGTTTTGGGTTCTACGGCTTTGGTCTTCTGCACACAATCGGTGGATTGTCTCGTGCGGCGACCTCAATTCTGCGTCAGTTAATTGATGCGGGAACTTTGTCGAACCTGCCGGCTGGATTTAAAGCTAGGGGCGTTCGTATTCGTAATGACGATGAGCCGTTGTCCCCCGGCGAGTTTCGTGACATTGACGCTCCCGGCGGCGATCTTAAAAACTCTATTATCCCGCTGCCTTACAAAGAGCCGTCAGCTACACTTGCCCAGCTTCTTGGTGTAATTGTAGATTCTGGTCGTCGTTTTGCACAGGTGGCAGACTCAAAGGTAGCCGATGTTAACTCACAGGCTCCTGTTGGGACTACGGTTGCATTAATTGAGCAGGGTTCAAAGGTAATCTCTAGCATTCACAAGCGTATGCATTACGCACAGAAGCAAGAGTTTAGAATGCTGGCGGAGGTTTTTGCCAGTAACCCGATGCCTTATCCTTACTTTGTTGGGCAGAATATCCCACCAGAGATTATGCAGCAGGACTTTGATGGGCGAATTGACATCTTACCAGTGTCTGACCCGAACATCTTCTCAATGTCCCAGCGTTTGTCTTTGGCGCAGACTCAGCTTCAGTTGGCTCAGGCAGCACCGCAGCTTCACAACCAGTATGAAGCCTATCGCCGGATGTATGACGCATTGGATGTAAAGAACATTGATGCAATTCTGCCGGCACCGCAGCCACCACAGCCCATGGATCCGGGAATGGAAAACTCAATGGCTCTTAAAGGTGCCCCTAGTCAGGCATTTAAAGAGCAAGACCATCGTGCACATATTCGTGTGCATGCGTCATTGCTTCAGTCGCCAGCTATTCAGGCTAACCCGCAAGCTTTTCTTATCTTGCAGGCGCATATTCAGGAGCATGTGTCCTTGTTTGCTAGAGATATTGTTGAAGAAGTGTTCAAGCAGGCAATTCAAAAATCTCAGATGGTTGGGGAGCCAGTCCCTCAATTGCCTACAGAAGCTGTAGATGCTGCTATAGCACAGCAGATTGCAGACACCTTAGAACAGCTTGCACCATTGTTAGAGACAGCCCAACAACAAGATCCTCTTGTTCAGATCCGTCAACAGGAACTGCAAAATGATCAAGTTGAAATTCAACGTAAGATGCAAAATGACGTCATGGACTTCCAGATTGATCAGGCCAAACTACAGCAGGCCGCTGATCTGGCTATGCAACGCATGCAGATACAGCAAGGTATCGCCGATGATCGTAATGAAGTAAACGTCTATCGCATCAATACTCAGGCTAATCTAGCAAGGAACCGTGGACAGTGATCATGTGGGATATGCACAACCGCACGACTAAAAAGCAAGCTAAAAGGAATCGTAAAAGATGCTCCAAGCACTAATAGGTCCAGCGACCGAGTTAATTGGTAAGTTTGTTGAGGACAAAGACCAGAAGAACAAGCTGGCGCATGAGATTGCCACTATGGCGGAGCGTCATGCACAGGAGCTTGCCAAGGGTCAGTTGGCTATCAATGCTGAAGAAGCCAAGTCACGGAACTTGTTTGTGGCGGGTTGGCGCCCGAGTGTTGGCTGGTGCTGTAGCTTGGCTTTGTTCGCTCACTTTTTGGTCTTCCCTACTATGGATGTGGTGACTGCCTACATGGGTGTTGCGCCGGTAGCCTACCCTCAGTTTGATATGGACAGCTTAATGACAGTCTTACTTGGTATGCTTGGGCTTGGGGGGATGCGTAGCTTCGAGAAGGCCAAGGGCTTAACAAAGTGAGTGTAGAGACTTTCCTCAGATGGAAGATTCTACCTCGTTTTATGATGCTGATGAGTACGTTAATGTCGTGGCGCTGCGCTGAGTGGTTTATGGCTTTGCCGGAGCCTAGCTCACAGCAGTCGGCTTTCGTAAGTGTGGTTATGGGCGTCATGACTGGCGTCTTTGGGATTTGGATGGGTCATGAGCACAAAAAAGACTAGCCCGTGCGTAGGTATTTGTGTCTTGGACGAAGAACGTGTAAGATGTATTGGCTGTGGACGTACCATTGACGAGATCATTAACTGGGGAAAGAAATGGCAAGACCAAGAATAAATCAGTTTGCGGATGATCTTGGGGTCAGTCGTAAGTCAGCGAAGAAGCTTATAAAAAAAGCCCGAGGCCGCAAGGATGGCGGGTCAAATGTAATTGAAAAATATTCCCCGGAGCTTCAAGGTCGTATGAAACGGTTTGAGGATGCCGAGCGTATTTTCAGAGAAGACACAAAGATCGGAACAAAAATGGAAAAATCATCTTCAAAACCAAAGTCCAAGCGTAAGGCTTTTGATGAGTATTACGAAAAGCACGGAACCACTCACAAGAATGATCCCCGGTCAAAGCGAGATCATCCTATGAACCGTGAAGGCCGCCCTCTTGTCACAAAGAGCGAAGACATTGTTGAAGCTAATGCTGGAAAGTATATGGCTTGCGGTGGGTACGGTAAAGCAATTCAAGGCACGAAGTTTACCGGAGTAAAGTAAGTGGGCAATTGGAACACTTCCGATTTATCTGATGAGGATATGGATCAAGATGTTCAACAGAACATCGCTGCTGCTGCCGCGCAATCCGTTGGGATTGACATGGGTAATTATGATTTTGGGGATAATTTCAACCCTTCAGATTATAGCTCCGACATACTTGGTATCACAAACTCATTTATGGCTGATCCTAACGCTGCTGCTCGTACAGCAATGGCTATACGTCAAAGTTACCCCGTGTATTCCGGGAATATGCGTCCAGCCTTAAACTCTTTTATTAATCGCTACACCACAACACGAGGCCCTCTTACCCGCGATGCCTATAATCGCGCTTATGATATTACAAGAACAAACCTTGGCGGCATCAACACACTCGGTTACGACACAGCAAAAGCACTGCAACGAGTTGGTATTGGTTCTGGTCAAGTAAAAAGCGCGAATCCCACGGCGGGAAGACTCACAGGCACTGTTTTTAAAGACGGGGTTATTTCAAAAAACGGCGTTATGCAGGGTGTCGCTTCTGATGTTTATTATGGTGCAGAAGACCTAGATAATAAATACGAGGGGTTGCCAAGATATTCGGATAAGGGGTATTTGGGCCCAGATGGTGTTTCTTATTCCAGCCCAGAAGAACGAGCTCTTAGCCGCGCCTATGATCAGTACATGAATCCATACAACAAACCCGGAGAGTTGGGGTATAACCCTGACGTAAAGAACATTGGAGCGGGGGAAGTGCGCCCGGGTCTACAGTCCGGTATTTTTAGTGACATGTCTGGCACACCTACTCAACTAGGCCCTGTTGCCACATATGACAGAAACTATAGCGGCATGGACAACCTTGCAATGACGGCCTTTGGTGGTATGGGTCATCTTGCAAGAGCTTTAACAAACAAGGTTACTGGTATTGAAGGTCAGCCTTTACCGGCGGCGGCGTTGGCCCCCACCCCTGAGATGATAGCGCAGGGTCAGACATCTGGCGGGATGGCAAGATCGTTTAGTCAGATACCGGGTCAAATCAAGCAAGGTATTGAGTCTTTGATTGCACCGAATGTACCGGCACCAAACCCAGTGCAGACGGCTCCATTAGACTTAAGTGGGTTTGAGCAGCGCTTTGGATCCACTAATCCAACAATGGTTTCTGCTCCTTCTTCCAGTTTTAACGCACCGCCTCAGTATGATGTAAGCGTTCCTCCCTCTTTGTCCGGGAAGTCTTTGTCTGAAAAACGGGCGGCTATTGAAGAGATGATAAAAAACAACTATGGTGCGATACCTGCCGAGTTACAAACAAACCCAGTAACTCCCGCTTATAGCTCCGGAATAACAAGGACTTCTACTACCGGGGAACAGTTAGCAGGAAGTTTTTTTGACAGCATGTTCAGAGATCCAATGATATCTCCAGAGGCTAGGGAGATACTAAAAGAAAAAGGTATGACGATTGACGATTTGTTCGCTCCCAAGACACCGACACCAGAACCTGAAAAGCCAAACATTATGGACCTGATTCAAGGAGCCACACAAACCAGCGCTCTCGGTGGTCCAGCAACCGCGAACCAGCTTGCCCAAGTAGACTACTCGAATCTTACCAACGTCGGCGGCAATTTATATCAGGCTAGACCTAAGACCAGCAGGCTTGATAGTATACTTGAGTCTCTTGGGATGAAAGCGTCGCCAAGTGGGCCAAGCGCACAGATCTATTCGGGTGCTAAAAAACCCCAATCTTTATTTGATTACATAGGCTTTGGACAATGAGAATTGAAATTAAACTAATCCCTGACGGGCTTGATCTAGGAAAAGCAATTCAAGATGGCATCCCTGTAGACAAGATGCAGGATGCATGCCCTATCGCCACGCAGGATCTTGAGACGAATGAAGAGAACAAACGCCTTGCCATCAAAGAACATCAGTATGGCCCGGCGGTTAATCCAGAAGAAAGCTGCGCTGTCTGTGCTGTATTCAACATTACAGAGCATATGCAGCAGTGCATGAAGGACGAAACCGGAGAAATCGGTTATTGTCAGTTGCTTAAGTTTATGTGCAGTGCTAAAAACAGTTGTGCAGCATGGGAAGAAGGCGGTCCATTGACGGACATGCCGGACGAGCACGGATCTACATGTGCTTGTGGTAAGCCCGACTGCGACTGTGGAGAGTAAATGGACGTATCTCTTTTTGTTTCAAGGTACAGAAAAGCCTTGAAAAACCGCATAGAAGACATTAGTGTCTCTATAACAAGTGGTAGTGTTTCTAACATGGAAAATTACCGCGCATCCGTAGGTGAGATTCAGGGGCTCACCTATGCACTTGATGAACTTTACGCCCTGCTACAGAAGGTTAATTATGACGACGACTCTGATAGTACCTGACTACATCCTCGCGCAACGTGAGGCAAAAAAGAAAGCCGAAGAGGCTGCAAAACAAAAAACCCTAAAAGAAAGAATTCCGCAACCCACTGGTTGGCGTTTGCTCGTCATGCCGTATATGGGTCGTGAGAAGACTGAAGGTGGGGTTTATGTACCTGATCAAGCAAGAGAGCGTGAGGCACGAGCCACTGTCGTAGCTTATGTACTGAAGGTAGGACCTTTGGCATATAAGGACGCGGATAAGTTTGGCGAGGCTGGACCGTGGTGTTCTGAGGGTGATTGGGTATGTATCGGAAGGTATGCTGGTTCTCGATTCCAGATTGAGGGTGGCGAAGTCCGGATTATTAACGATGATGAAGTCATCGCAACCATCGTCGATCCAGACGATATAAAAACATACGGAGCTTAGTATGCAAGAAGAACTACCCGAAAAAGAAGAACTAGAGGTTATTGCCGAGGACGAAGAAGGTGGTGAGGTTGAAGAGCAAAAGGAAGAGCTCAAGGCGGAAGACCAAGCAGAGTCTAAGGACGATGATGATGAATTAGAGAATTATTCCGAGTCTGTTCAGCGCCGTATTCGTAAGCTTACAAGTAAGTATCGTGAAGAAGAGCGGCAGAGACAGGCGGCTATTGAGTACGCTGAAGCGGTAAAAAAACAAAATGATGAGCTACAGCATCGTCTAACAAAATTAGATGAGTCTTATGTTGGTGAGTTTGGGACGCGGTTAGAGTCTCAGGTGATAGCAGCAAAAGAAGCTTACAGAAAAGCTCATGACGAGGGTGATGTTGACGCCATGTTTGAGGCGCAAGAAAACATCAGTCGTCTTGCCATGGAGCGGTCTCGCTACGATCAAATCAAACAACGTAATGAGGCAGCACCCGCCCGTCAACAAGCTCCTCAAGAAGTCCCAGCACAAGCTCCACAAAGAGCGGCGCCGGCTAGGCCAGATCCAAAAGCTGAGGCTTGGGCGGAAAAGAACAACTGGTTTGGGCAAGATCAGACCATGACATATGCTGCTTTTGGCATACATCGTCAATTAATTGAGGATGAGGGGTTTGACCCAACGTCCGATGAGTACTATACTGAGTTAGATCGCAGAGTCCGTGTTGAGTTTCCACACAAGTTTCAGAACTCAAGACGGGATGCGGGACCCAGAGTCGCTTCTGCTGAGTCCACGGCTTCTAAGTCGTCATCCAAGGGGCGCAGAACAGTTAAGTTGACTCCTTCGCAAATATCAATTGCGAAACGTCTGAATGTTCCGCTTGAAGAATATGCAAAGTATGTGAAGGATTAAAACAATGGCTGATAGAACAACTCGCGAAGCAACAACTCGCGCAAAAACTACACGGCGTAAGCCGTGGACACCGCCTTCTAAGTTGGAGGCACCGGAAGCACCAGCAGGTTACAAGCATCGTTGGATTCGTACATCCCTTCGTGGTGAAGATGACAAGTTGAATGTGAATGCAAAGATCCGGGAAGGGTGGGAACCAGTAAGGGCAGAAGAATATCCTGAACTGGCCGACCGTTATCCAACAATTGAAGATGGTAAACATGCTGGAGTTATCGGAGTAGGCGGACTAATGCTTGCTCGAATTCCAGAAGAAACGGTAGATGAAAGAACTGAATATTACCGGGAGCAGACCCGCAATCAAATGAAAGCCGTGGACGATAACCTGATGAGGGAACAACACCCCTCAATGCCGATTCATAATGAACGGAAAAGTCGTGTATCATTCGGGGGCAAGGACTAACCCCCACACTTGATAAGGAGTAAGCAATGGCAAACACTAATGTTGCCTTCGGCCTCAAGCCGATAAATACTGCCGGTAGCACACCTGCTACTAGCGGTACAAACGCATACTTCATCGACAGCAGCGCAAGCGCGATCTATCAGGGGTCAATGGTGAAAGCGGATAACGGTGGTGAAATCGTTATTTGTTCTGCATCCGGAGACACTGAAGCTCCCGTAGGCGTATTCGCTGGCTGTGAGTATGTTTCTTCCGTGACTGGTAAAAAGGTCTTTTCAAATTATTGGCCCGGTTCGGGTGCGAACACAAACTTCGATATTATCGGATATGTGTACGACAACCCGATGCAGCGCTTTATAATTGCAACAGACGCTACCATCACAGACAAAGCTACTGCTGTAGCTGCCATTTTTGAGAACTCACAGTTCGCAAATGGTGCAAGCGGCAGCACAACCACTGGCATTTCTAGCGCGCAACTCGATGTCGCAACTCTTGATTCATCAAATACCTCTCTTCCTTTGAAGATCGTTGGTATTCTTGATGACGTTGAGAACCAAGACTTCGCAGCCGCTGGTATTCCTATGATTGTGATGCTTAATAACCACGCACTGCTTCAGGCTGATTCTGAAGCGGCAATCGCTTAAGGGAGTTTAGATATGGCTATTTCTCGCGCACAACTCGCCAAAGAACTAGAGCCCGGTCTAAATGCTCTCTTTGGTATGGAATACAACCGGTACGAGAACCAGCATTCCGAAATCTTCGACACAGAGTCATCTGACCGTGCGTTTGAAGAAGAGGTAATGTTGTCTGGATTCGGGGCTGCACCGACTAAAGGTGAAGGCACAGGTGTATCATATGATGATGCACAAGAAGCCTACACTGCTCGGTACAACCACGAGACAGTTGCTATGGCCTTCTCAATTACTGAGGAAGCTGTAGAAGACAATCTTTATGATCGTCTGGCATCTCGTTACACTCGTGCCCTCGCTCGTTCGATGGCACACACAAAGCAGGTTAAAGCTGCGGCTATCCTGAACAACGCATTCTCTGCCGGCGCATTTGCTGGTGGTGACGGTGTTGCTCTGTGTGACGCATCACACCCGCTTACATCTGGCGGTACTTTTGCCAACGAGCCAGCAGTAGCTGCTGATTTGAACGAAACTTCCTTGGAAGACGCTCTTATCAACATCGCTGGCTTTGTGGATGAGCGCGGCCTGATTGTTGCCCTCCGTGGCATGAAGCTGATCATTCCTCGCCAGCTTCAGTTTGTTGCCGAGCGTTTGCTTGTATCAAACCTTCGGGTTGGTACAGCCGACAACGACATCAACGCCATCAAGTCTTCAGGAATGCTGCCAGAAGGTTATGTAGTCAACGACTTCCTAACCGACACTGACGCCTTCTTCATCAAGACTGATGCGCCAAACGGCTTCAAGCACTTTGAGCGCATGGCTTTGTCAACTGCAATGGATCCAGACTTCGACACTGGCAACATGCGGTTTAAAGCTCGTGAGCGTTACAGCTTCGGCTTCTCAGACCCACGCACTGTGTTCGGTTCACCGGGCGCATAAGCGTAGGCAAAATGAGTACGAAAGGGCGGCTTCCATGCCGCCCTTTTTTTGTGTATACTAATCTTTATTCCTGACAGTCCCATTGTGGGGCTGACACTAGCCACGACAGGAGATCTAAATGGCTTTATCTACTTTCTCAGGACCAGTACGTTCAAACGCTGGTTTCCAAATCCCCGTTGTAACTACCGCAAATCTGCCAGCTTTTGGCGATGTTGCTGTTGGAACAGCTTATATGGTCAGCGACAACGGCGCGGGCAACAACGAGTATTGCATCGTAATCAACACAGGTGCTGCTTGGGTAACTGCTGTTGGTGCTGCTCTTAGCTAATAGGAGGTTCAGATGGCTGGTCCATTAAAAGCCTATTCAGCTACAGCGACAGGTGATGTCGGCCCCGGTCGATCTCGTTTACGCTCTGTTGGCTGTTACATTGCTTCGGGTGTAGCTTCGTTTACGCTAAAAAATGGCTCCGCGTCAGGAGAGACTCTGCTTACTCAGACTCTTCCCGCTGGGTACAATGAAGTATATATCCCCGATGATGGCATTATTGCCACTGAGGGGGTGCATGTTTCTGCGATTAGCGGCTCGACAACACTGACTATTTTTCTGGCCTAGTAATGGCTGGTAATGAAGTCACCGCAAAACACTTACACGCTTCCGGAGTTCTCGCGAACTGCCGGGGGCGTTTTAAAGGTTTTATAGTAAACCACGGCAGCGGGACATCTGGAAACATCATATTGTACGACAATGATTCTGCCGCTTCTGGATCTGTTGTACTGGAAGTAGATGAAAAAAGTGTAGGTACTTTTGGTATGCGGATACCGGGTGACGGCATTATATTTCAAGATGGCTTATATGTGACTCTACCTGCAAATACTTCTATAACTGTGTTCATTCAGTTAGGAGGTCGTTGATGGCGACAAAAAAGAAAAAATCTGTTAGTCTATCAGTTAAACGCGGTGAGAAGCTGCCAGCATCTCAAGGTGCTGGATTAACTGCCAAAGGCCGCGCTAAGTACAACCGGGCCACGGGTTCAAAACTCAAGGCACCGCAGCCGGGCGGCGGCAAGCGCAAGAAATCTTACTGTTCTAGGTCAGCCGGGCAAATGAAGATGCACGGTATTAGTTGTAGCAAAACCCCTAAAAAGCGTATTTGCGCTGCGAGAAGAAGATGGAAGTGCTAATGGACAACAAACTCATTGCCGGAGCGTTGCTGGCTTTTCTAGGCTGGCTTGGGGTTTCAATCATGGATTTAAAAACCGACACGGCAGTTATCGCTGTGAAGGTAGACAAAAACCACGAGATACTAACTGTCTTGTGGGGTGATTACTTGGAGAAAAGAAATGGCAATCTCGCGAGGCTCG